AGCGTTGCAATCTAGTCGTTTAGACCCTAGGGTTAACCTTACAGACAAGATTTTCTTTGCAGTTTCTCAAGCTGCAAGTCTTTATTATGACCAATTTGGCTGGCAAATTAATTATTTTGCTGGCGAAAATATGTTGATATTAAACATACCAATTCCTAACGGAATAGAACAATATGTCATGCACACCATTACAAAGTCTTGGGCTAGATTTACTAATATCCAAGGGTATTGCTGGGAAGTATCAGGCGATGCCGATATGCACTTTGGAAGCAATGGATTTGTAGGTATTTTCTATTCAGATACAGCGGACGATGAAGGCAATATTACTGCAACTGCACAACAAGCATATAGCTATTTTGACTCGCCAGGGCAGTTAAAACGATTCACTATGGTAAGACCTATTCTACAGTCTACAGGTGGCGTACCAAGCGTTTTATGCGGTATTAGCGTAGATTTTGACACTCAATCACAATTAGGTGCTGTTTCATTTAACCCTACTACTCAATCTGAGGGTATTTGGGACACGGCTAAATGGGATTCAAATGTATGGGCTGGTGGACTAATTACTACTAAGATTTGGCAAGGCGTTACAGGAATAGGCTATACAGGCTCTGTAAACCTTAATGCTGCAAGCAGAAATATTGAATTGCATTGGGCGTCAACTGATTATGTAATGGAGGCTGGAGGCGTTGTTTGATATTACTTAATCAGCAAAATCTTAAAGATTGGGCTATTAAACATAAAATGCCCACTCCGCAAGATGCGCATTATTTAGGTCAAGTATTAGATGGACAGATTAGGGCAGTAGTAGTTTATTGTGGTTTTTACGGCAAATCTTGCATGATTCATGTAGGGTCAAAAGGACAACATTGGGCAACTAAAGACTTTCTTAAAGAAGTTTTTAATTACCCGTTTAACACCTTGAAATTAAAGGTTATAATTGGCACAGTTGCAGGGAGTAACACAAAAGCCCTAAAACTAGACCGACACCTTGGTTTCAAAGATGTTGCCTTTATCCCTGACGCACATGACGATGGGGATTTGGTCATTTTAGAAATGCGCCCAGAATATTGTAAATGGGCATAGGAGATAGTTATGGGTGCAGGGTCAGGACTAGGACAAGCAAGAACATTTGAAACACCTTTAGGTGGGCCAATTAATATAAATGATTTTGCTAGTGGCAATGGAAATTTTGACCCTAAAACTGGTCAAATGAATACTGTTGGTCAAACAACTGCTGCCAATGCTAGTGCGCCTTATATGCCAATAATGGGCGCAAATGCAAGCAACCCTAATACTCCTACATTAGGCACAGGTCAAACTGCTAATCCTTATCAAGGTAGTACAAACCCTTATATTCAAGCTGCACAAGCAACTACTATGGGCAATTTGTATGGCGCACAAGCAGCCACGCAAGCCAATAGAATGAATCAAAATACCCCTTATGGGTCATTGAACTACACTCAAGGTGTAGATGCTAACGGTAATCCTACTTGGACTGCTAATCAGCAATTAAGTCAACCATTACAAGATTTAACCAATACTTCATTGTCAGGTTTGCAACAAAGTTTGCAAAACCCTATGTATGGTATTAACCCTCGACAGACATACAGCGATGCCATTATGCAACGCTTAGCTCCACAATTAGCACAGCAATCAGAATCAAATACGGCTGCTTTGGCAAACCAAGGTATTGTTCCTGGTACACAGGCTTACGAAAACGCTATGCGTACATTCCAGCAAGGTCAAAACGACTTGCGTACTAGCGCACAAATTCAAGGCATGAATACTGGTTTGCAAGCACAACAATTACAAAATCAACAAGCTGCCAATATTAAAGCATTGGGTAGCCCAGGTTATGTAAATCCATACAGCCAACCTGCTGTTACAGGCCCTGATTATTTAGGTGCTTACACAACCTCTAGGGCTGCTGAAATTGCCCAACAAAACGCAAATATTGCTAAACAAAATGCAACAACTCAAGGTCTTTATGGGCTAGGTTCTGCTGCTTTATTAGGAAGTGGTGGATTAGGTAGTTTAGGCACAGGCGGTACTGGTGGTTCAGGATTATTAGGTCTTGGTGGTTCTGCTTATAACGCTTTATTTGGCCCAAGTTCTTACAATACAGCTACAAATAATTTCTTTACTAATCCTACTTCTGGTGGGTCTTTCTCAGGCTCTGATTTTCAACTTCCATCATTTGGTAGCCTTAATTATTTAGACAATGGAAATTATGCAACATCTCTTGGTAATGTAATTAATCCTTCAGATTATTCAAATCTTTTCTAATCATGGCAGATTATCCATATCCAGAATTAATAGGTTTAGATACGACTCCAGAGGAGTTGGATACGCTGCGTGATTTAAAAGCTGTTGACGAAAATTTGTATTATAGCGGTGTAGCAAATGTACTAAACAACATGATATTAAGTAATTACGCTGCTAATCAAAGTGGGCGTAATGAAGGCTTGTTTCAAAAATTAGAAGATTTAAAAGGAAAAAGTGAACCTGCATATTACAAAGCCCAACTTAGATATTTAGGTGAACAATTAGGCTGGCAACATGGTCAAAATACTTATGACAATACAGGCCCTGTTCAACAACAAATACAAGCTCTTATTCCTGAAGCACAAAAAGCAGGTCTTTCTGCTGATGAAATTAACGATGTTCTTGGTGGCTCTTTTGCTACTGCAAGTGGCATAAATCAACAAGGAATAGCTACTAGAGCAGCAACTGGTGGTAGTGGATTTAATTTTCAAAAAGATATGTTGCCAGGATTAAAGTTTGTAGGTGGCGCTGCTTTAGCAATGACTGGGGCTGGTGCAGCATTAGCCCCTGGTGCTGGCGCTGCTGGTGCAGGTGCAGGCGCAGGTGCGATTGATTCTACTGCTGTTGCATTAGGTGGTTCAGGTGGCGGTGGTGCGTTTATTCCTGCTGCTGGTAGTGGTGCTTCTTTTGGTATTGTTCCTGGCGCAGCTTATACAACTGCTGGTCTTGGCACATCTTCTAATTTAGGATTAATGGGGCCAACATACGGTGAATTAGGTATTACTGGCGTAGAAGGTGGTTATGCAGGGCCTACTTATGGTGAAATGGGCTATACAGGTTTAAATCAAGGTGAAGCTATTGCTGCTGCTGATGCCGCTTCAAAAGGTTTAACTGGCGCAGACGCTTTAAACTATATAAATAACGCAAAAAAAGCATACGAAACTGCAAATAGTTTATCTAAAATTTTAAACCCAACAAATGCTACAGGCGCTACAAATGCCACAAATGCTACAAACGCTACAGGCTATAATCCACAGCAATTAGCTTCATTGTTAAGCCAACCACTTCCTACGCAAGCTGCGCCTGGCAAGTTGTATAGAATGAATGAAAATCCATTTAATTTTGGTACGCAAGGACAAACAGTAGCTTTACCTGGCACTTATGATGTTTCAGGCACAAATCCAATGGCAAACACATTAAGAAATTATAAGGCTTAATTATGGCACTTACTCCAGAACAAGAAGCACTAAACTTTAATCCTGAATTACAGGATGTTAGTCGCCAAAGAAAATTGGCTGATTTGCTAATGGCACAAGGTATGCAACAGCCACAAGGTCAAATGATTAGTGGCCATTATGTAGCGCCTAGCTTTACACAACAATTAAACCCATTGGCTAATATATTGGCAGGGCAAGCTGTTGGCGAAAGGGCTGACACAAAACAAGCTGAAATGGCTTCTGCATTGCGTACACAAGGCAATGCTGCTGTGCAAAAAGTAATGCAGACATTTAAACAAAACCCAAATTTAGGCGTGCAAGAAGCTGCTCAATTACAACAATTCCCACAAGTAAAGGCTTTGTTGCCTACTCTTGCTAAAGCTCTTGAGCAAACACCTGAAGAACGCAGGTATCAAGCGGCTATTGCTGATGGTAGTTGGAAACCTGAAAAAATGGGCGGATTTAATGCTTTCATGAACCAAATGACTGAAGCTCAAAAAGAATCTGCTAAAAATGAAAGAATTAGAACTGGTATAGCACAAAGTACATTTGCAGCAGATTATGGTGTGCCATCACAAGGCGGTGGATTACCTCAAGGTAGTATGCCTACTATTGGTCAAGGTTCTCCAATATTGGCAAAACCTTTAATGCAAGGAACAATGCCTGCTGCTGGCGTAAACCCTTTTGCAGATTATAATAATTCTGTTGTTCCTCCCGCTGGATTGATTCCTAAAGATGCCCGTAAATATATGGCTGAAGCAAATACTCCTTTAACAGGTGATGCTTCTACAAAAGTACAGGGTGGTTTAGATACCATTGATGCGATTGATAATTACAGAAAAATACTTACTGATTACAGCAAATTATCATCTTTAAACCCAACCCAAAGGGCTAATTTGCAAGCTGCTTATTACACAATGACTCTTAAATCTAAAGAAGCAAATAAGTTAGGCGTTCTAAATGGTAGAGACCAAGAAATATTAGAAAAATTAACCCCTAACCCTAATGATATTAAATCATTGCTAGTTACTAATGATGTTTTAAGTGAACAAGCATTAAAACAGCGTAATTTAATTACTGGATTTACTGTAAATGCTTATGGCGAACAAAGAAAAAAAATTCCTGATTATGTAGTTAATAAAATTCAGCCTCTTAAAACAGAAATTACTCCTTCTCAAGCTAGCAAGATTGAAAGACCTAGCATGATTGATGAAACAACTTGGGGTTTTATGACTCCACAAGAAAAATCTTTGTTTAAAAGGTAAAAAATGGCTGATTTAACTATTGAACAGCAGCAAGCAATAGCTATAGCAAGTGCTAGGGCTAGGGTTGCACAAGCCAAGCCAGAACAAGGAAATATGTACACTCAAGGCGCTGAGGATATTCAATATAGTCCTGAAGGCATACCTTTAAATACATCTTCTTATGGTTCTGCCCCTACAGGTGTTACAAGAGATGTTCAACAAGCCTTAACTAGTACAACTGCACTACCTTTAAACATTGCTACAGGCGTTGCTAAAGCGCCTGCTGGAATTGGGCAAGCCCTATCTAAATTAATGGGTTCAAATGCAGGTGATATACCTGTAAATATAATTAATCAAATTGAACAAGGCACACAAGCACAAATGGGTGGGGTAGGTAAAACTGCTTCACAAGTTGGAAGCATGGTAGGCCAAGTTGCACCATTTATGGCTGGTGGCGGTGGTACTATTGGTCAAATTCCTAGTTTTACTCAAAAAATAGGAACAGGCGCTAGGGCTGGTATTCTTTCAGGATTAGCTACACCAGAAGAAACAGGATTAAGCGAACAAGACTTTATTAAAGCCAAAGGTCAGAACATGGCTATTCAAGGCGGTCTTGGCGGTGCTTTTCCTGTGTTAGGTGCTGGCGCATCAAAGTTAGCGGATATGGTTCGTGGCACAAAAATGTCTCCACAAATGAATGTAGCTATTGAAAATGCAAGACAAGCTGGTTATACAGTACCTCCAACTCAAGCTGGTGGCGGAATAGTAAACCGTTTGTTAGAAGGCGTTGCTGGTAAAGCCTCTACATTACAAGAAGCAAGCGTTAGAAACCAAGCTATTACTGACAAATTAGCTAAAAAATCATTGGGATTGCCCGAAGATACAGTTTTAACTTCTGATTTAATTAAATCAATTAGAAGTGATGCTGGAAAAGCATATGAAGATTTAAAATTATCAGGCACAGTTAAAACTAGCCCTAAATTTATTCAGGCTTTGGATAACATCAAGCCGTATCAAGATGCAATGCAAGCCGCAAAAGACTTCCCTGATGAATTGGCAAATCCAATTATTAAAACTATTGATTCTTTAAAAAGACCTAATTTTGATGTTAATTCGGCTGTTTCTAAAATTAATATATTAAGAAATGATGCTGATATAGCATTTAGAAAAGGTGATACTGCACTTGCAAAAGCAAACAAAGATGCAAGCCAAGTTCTTGAAAACACTATTGAAAATCATTTAGCCAATACCAAACAAACAGAATTGCTTGATAAATTTAGGCAAGCAAGACAAACCATTGCCAAAACTTATGAAGTAGAAAAAGCAATGAACGCTACTACTAGTACAGTAAATGCCCAAAAACTTGCAGCCCGTTTACAAGCTAAAAAGCCTTTAAGTGGCGAATTAAAACAAATTGCTGAATTTGGTCAAGCATTTCCAAAGGCATCGCAAACACCAGAAAGAATTGGTGGAACTATTGGAATTAGCCCATTAGACGCAACTGCGGCTGGATTAACATTTGGTGGTTCTTTACTTGGTGGAGAAGATAAAGGGTCAAGTGCATTTAATGCTGCACTTGCGTTAGGAGTTCGCCCTGCCGCTAGAAAAGCAGTTTTGTCAGATTTTATGCAAAACAGACTTATGCAACAACAAGGTCAACAAGTTATTCCGCAAAAAGTAAAACAATCATTACTAAGCCCTGAAGAAACAAAGAAATTAGCTAAAATACTAT